GAAGCTGGTACGGTGTATAATGTGCTTAGTGTTGCTGCGGTAGGATTTACTTGTCCTAAAATTTTATAGACGGTTGGCATTTGTAGTCCTTACATACCTGATAATAGAAATGGATTAAAAGAGGTGGTCGATGTTGCGGTATTGGCTGCAGCAAATGCCGAATTAGCCCGTGTAAATGCTAAGTTGGCTGCATCAAATGCTCCATTGGCTTGAGCATATGATGAACCAACCAACGATGAATAATCATACGTTGTGTCTATATTAGGTAATTTTATTTTTGTTGTCATTTTTTATTAAGGTGTGTATTCAACCCAAGCCAAGGTTGCTTCATCCCATTCATATGATTTTTCATCTTCGAGCCTTGCAACAGGTGCATCCCAATAACAAGTTGTTTCATTTAGTACCCAACTTGGAAATGGTTTAGGTGGTATGAATGCGTCACGATCTTTATCGTAGGTGTATCCAATACCCGCATAGTTTTTACGCAAAGGTGTGCCACCCAATCTATGTTCACCCATAATAGTGTTATAACTTGTTTGTATCCAAGATTCTTTTGGACCAAACATACCAGTATCAACTACATCTTGTTCAATGACAAGAACTCTTGTTACAATATTGTTTTCATCTATCTGTGCAAAGTGTGCCATTTTTATCCTCTTAGAGGTATTTATTCTTTATTTTATTGGTCGAATGATACTTCTATCCAAGAAAGTGAGGCTTCATCCCACTCATAATCCTTAGAAATATCTGAAGGATAAGGCACAGGGCTGTCCCATTGGCAGGTGCTCTCATTTAATGACCAACTTTGAAATGGCTTTGGTGGTATAAAAGCATCACGAACGGGATCGTATGTGTATCCTATGCCTGCAAAATTCTTTCTTAGGGGTGTACCACCTAATCTGTGTTCTCCAGCAAGTGTGTTATAACTGGTTTGAACAAAACTACTCGGTTCTCCCCAAAGACCAGTGTCAATCAGGTCTTGTTCTATGGCTATTACTCTAGTTACAATATTATTTTCATCTAATTGTGCAAAGTGACTCATTATTTCCTCTTTAAATTGTCATAGTTCCTGAAGAAGTGAAAGTATAGTATCTATATTCTCCAATCAAAGTGTATATTGGGCTTCCTGTGGTACTTGTTGCTGGCGGATATGAATCTGGCCAAGCAATAATTACTACACCTTTACCACCATTGGCGCCAGCTCCTACTGGTGAACCGCCACCGCCACCACCGCCGCCTCCACCTCTATTTTCTCCGCCAGCGCTTGCTTCAACATATTGTCCACCACCGCCGAAAAAACCACCAAGCCCACCACCATCACCAAAACCGCCGGTGCCGCCGCCACCTTCACCAACATAAGCGGAACCTGAAACAGCGCCACCGCCACCACCACCGGCATATTTAATTCCATCAATCCAATATTTACCATCACCACCATAACCATTATTATAAGTATCACTACCACTGTTTATACCTGCACTCGCTGCGCCACCACCGCCAGCACCTAGCCCGTTAGATATGCCTGATCCGCCGCCGCCATTATTACCTTGGCCAGAAGTTCCGGCGCCTCCTCCACTACCCGATGGAGCAAATGATCCACTTGCGCCACCACCAGAACCGCCACCGGCACCAGCTGTGCCACCACTTGGTGAACCACTTGTACCGCCGCCGCCACCGCCGGTGGCCGTGACTGTTGATATGTTTGAACCAGCTAATGAACTACCATTGCCACTTCCTGCTGTGGCTGAGCTTCCTGAAGCTGTACCCGTTCCTCCTGTGCCTACTGTTACGGTGAATGTGTGCCCTAGTTGTGATATTGTGTTTCCTGTTACATATCCTCCAGCACCGCCACCACCACCTCTACGACTGCCGCCGCCGCCACCGCCAGCAACGATAAGATATTCTACTTCATACAAATCAACAGTTGGTCTTGTATATGTTATACCGCCTTCTATTGTTATTCCTGGACCTATTCTAAAAACCACTTTGTAATTCCTATGTTAAGCTAAGAGTGTTCCTGATTCATTGAATGTGTAATACTTATAACCACCAACGTCTGCAAATACCACGTTTGAACCAGTGTATCCTTGAGCATCAGGTTCAGTGTTTATAAATCTTACAATTAAAATACCTTTACCACCGGCACCACCAGCTGTAGGACCACCGCCTCCACCACCACCACCGCCACCTAGGTTGTTGCCGCCGTCGCCGCCATTGCCTGTGTTTAGTGTTTCGCCGCCAGCGCCGCCACCACCAGAGCCACCACCTGCTGCTCGTGAGTTACCGCCAGGGAAATAACCGCCGCCACCGCCACCACCACCGTAAGTGGTGCTGTTTAACCAGGCTGATCCATTACCGCCTGCGCCAGCAGGTGAAGGAGTTGGTGTCGTTGCAGCAGTGCCGCCAACAGCTCCAGCGCCACCACCGCCACCACCGCCTCTGTTTGTACCAGCTGCACCATTACCACCGTTATTACCTTCGCCAGCAATACCGCTGGCACCAGTGGATGCTTTGCCGCCGCCGCCACCTGAACCACCACTATTACCTGAGTTGCCAGTTGTAGCAGCTGTACCTGAACCGCCGCCACCGCCACCTGATGTTGATAGTGTTGTAAAGCCTGAACCAGATATACTTGTTGGATTTCCTGAGCCACCTCTAAGGTTTGATGCGCCACCACCAGAAGAACCACCAGCACCAACAGTTACTGTATATGTAACACCTCTAGTGAGAGTTTGACTTGTGTATGAGGTATAACCACCTGCACCTCCACCACCGCCGCTTCGACCACCGCCGCCTGCACCACCAGAAAGAACTAGTATATCTACAGTTAGAGGTCCACTTAAAGCTGCAACTGCATAACTATAAGGGTTAAGTAAAAACCCAGACATTATGTTCTCCTATAATATAATGTAACTTTTAGACCTTTTGCACCTGTTCCTGCCGTAGTAACATCCATAGTTATTTCATCATCATCAGCAAATGTAGTTGTAGAAAGAACAGCTGGTGTTGCAGCAGTAGTGCTTGTTTTTTCGTTGGCATCTATAGATAACTGTGTACTGAAAATTGATACACCATTTTTATCAATATCAACTGTTGGATTACCAGATGAACTTACAACAGACAATGATGCTCTTGGAATTTGAGTCAAAGTCATGGCAAAAGGTGCTCTGAATGTAATTTTGGCCACACCTGTTGTGATTGAAGTTGTTTCATCACTCAATGCAATTGTCATATGAGTGTTTGGTTTCAAGTTTGTTAGTGCTGAGCCTTCACCAATAAAGAAGTTTGAGGTAACATAATTTGCACCAGATATGTTACCAGCACTACCAGTTGTTCTAATATTTGCAGTAATTATATTGCTTGTTGCATATATTGATGTTGTGTTTACTACAGCAGAATAAACACCTTGTGTTGCAGCAATATTACCTGTTACATTTGCCCATGTGGTGGAAATGTTGACCATATTTACGCCACCAACATTCATGTAAATATTTCCACCAGATGTGGTCATACTCACATTACTTGTTCCACTACTGATATAAGGTGTATTTGCGTAAGTTGATGCTGAGTTGGCTGTTATGAATGCTGCATTGGCCTGTTCTCTGGCCCATGTATCAGAACCACCACCGCCACCTGCATTTGCTGCAGCAAAGGCTGCATTGGCATATAATGATGCGGAGTTGGCTGCACTAAAAGCAGCATTTGCCTGAGGCCAAACCTGATTGTTAGATTGAGTGAAAACAGCATTGGCTTGAATGAATGCCGCATTGGATACATTAAACCCTGACTGTGCTAGAGTATTAGCACTATTAGCTTTATCAAATCCAGATTGTGCTAAAGTATTGGCTGAGTTGGCTTTGTCAAAAGAAGAATTGGCTTGATCTCTAGCCCACGAATCTGCACTAGAACCACCAGTATTTGCTTGAGCAAACGCAGCATTAGCCTGTGCAAAAGCAGCATTGGCCTGACTAAAAGCAAAACCTGCACTTGAACCAGAATTGGCCGCTGCAAATGCTCCATTTGCATACAAACTTGCCGAATTGGCTGCACCAAATGCACCATTGGCATACAGACTGGCCGAGTTGGAAGAATTAAATGCTCCGTTTGAGTATAATCCTGCACTGGTTGATTTTTCATCGGCAGTATTGGCTGCCGTAAATGCTCCGTTAGCATATAGACCAGCAGAGTTTGCAGTATCATAAGAATTGTTTGCTTGTGTTCTTACCCATGTATCTGATGCATTATTGGCTGCATTGTATGCCGCATTGGCTTTATCAAAAGCTCCATTGGCAAATAATGATGCCGAATTTGCAGTAATAAATCCTGCATTGGCTGTATTTCTAGCCCAAGAATCGGCACCTCCAGTGTTTGCCTGTGCATAAGCGGCATTAGCCTGTGCAAATGCAGAAGGAACCAAAGATGAAAAATCTTTAGTTGAATCTAATCTTGATGGAGGTACTTGAGTTGACATTAATTATAGCCTTTTTATACTATTTATTTGATATCGTATGGGGCTGTCGGTACAGTTATAGTTCTTGCATAACCGTTTGTGATTCTGAAATCTGCAATATAACCAACTGTTCCATAATTGGCCAAGCCGTTATCTTTTGCGCCAATGTAAATAGGATTGGTTGTTACGGTAGCGGTTTGTGTGCCAGAAATTGTTGCTGTTCCACCTGCAACACCATTTACATAGAAAGTCATTGTTGTTCCACTACGAACCCAAGCCACATGTGACCATTGATTCGATAAAACTATTCCTGTACCATAATAAGTAGTTCCGTTAAAATATGCCAGTCTCCATGAACCACTTACTGGTGATGCCAGAGGACCTAAAGAAAAAGTCATTGCTGCTGCTGTTGCATTGGATTGTCTACTATCCCAAATACCCCAAGTAGTACTAAGTGTAGTGTCTGTTGGATACACCCAGCATTCGAATGTAAAGTCACCAGGGAAAACTTTAAGATTTGCTTGTTGTCTTACAGCAAGATAATCTGTTTTGGTACCAAAATACACAGAATTGAATCTTGAGATATTGCTGCCGACAAAAGGTTCGAATGCGGTTATCTTTGCATCACCAGCTTTTGTAATGGTAAATGCATTGGTTGAACTATCAATAAACCTATTTGTATTGCAAATTAACAACTGTGTATTTGTTACTGCTGTCAAAGGACCTGTAGGAACCGTAATCGTTGTGCCTGAATATAAACCAGTACCTTTGACCAGTCTCATATTTGAAATGTAACCGTTAAAATAGTTTGCACCAGATGCACGACCACCAACACCATAGTTTACTGTTGGTGTTGCATAATTTGTTGAATCTGCTTGGTTAACAACTCTGGTACCATCATAATATGCACTTGTAGTTCCAGAAGTTCTTGAGATTGCAACATGGTGCCATGTATTTGTTGTAATACTTGCATCTGCCATAATCAAAGTGGCAGAACCTCCATATGGATCGAATGACAATCCAGAACTTGAAGCTCTTTTGAGTATTCTGAGTGAGTTGTTTGTTTGTGATTCAAAAATATCAATTTCTGTTGATGGTATTGTTGCTGCGTTGAACCAGAATTCTAATGTGAAGTCTCCTGTGCCAAGGCCTAAGTTTTCTTGGTTTGCACCAAAAGTCAAATAGTCTCCAGTACCATCAAAGTAACCACTGTATGTATCGTAGTATGGTGAATTGTTGGCCACATGTCTTGCGGTACCAAAAGTTTCTATATTGTGGTTTCTTGTTGCATCTGCTGTTGATGGACCTACTGTGCTCGCAAGTAATATTGAGGTATTTGATGTTACTGGTAATGGCTGATTGGAAGGTACAAAGTTTCTATTGTATAAACATGAACCAACAATAAATCTTAAATTTGAAAGATAACCGCTTGCATAAGGTGAAGCTAAGTTAGATGTAACACCAACAAACGCACTACCTGATGTGGTAGACATTGCCTGTGAATCTGTTCTGGTCACCGATACTGTCTCAACACCATTTGTAAACACTCTACAAACATTACTAGTATCTCTTGACCAAGCAAAATGGTTCCATTGGCCAGGTTTACCAGCTGTGCCGGCATTTATCATATTATATGTAGATACACCAGTGCCACCAATAGACCAAAAAGGTTTCATATCGTTACCAATACCAAAACCATAAGTTGATCCAGAAGAACCATACGCCCAATTTCTATTTAAAACATGGAATTCTGTGGAAGAAGGTTGATAAACCCATGCTTCACAAGTAAAAGGTGTACTTGCGGGTATATTAAAACTAGGATTATATGGTATCGTCAAGTAATCTGTCGTACCATCAAAATACACACTGTTACCAAAAGTGTTTGCAGAATAATTTGTTGTCACACCAACAGTATCAGTAAATGGATTTTGTATCACAGGCTTTGCGTCACCGTTGACTGTGATTGCAAATGCATTGTTTGAATTATCAATAAATGTTGTTGACTGGCAAGTTAACAAACTGGTGTTGGCAATTGCTGTGAGAGGTGTAGTTGGTGGAGTAAATGTTTCGGTATAGACTGTGGTGCCTTTAACTACACGAAGATTTGAAATGTAACCAATGTGTGCATTTAAATACAAGTTTCCGCCAATATTTGGCGCACTATAATTGGAAGTTTGTGTTGACATATTTTGTGCAGTGAATGTTTCACCCACACCATTGGTGTATATTGTAATGGTACTTGATGAAGATGTAGTTGCATCAATTGTAACTGCAATATGAGTCCAAACATTAAAGCTAAATGTTGCGGTAGCAATTAAATCTACTTGAGTTCCTGTGCCTGTAGTATAAGTAAAATGCCCTCTTGCATTGGTACCTGATGCAGCATTACCATCATAACCAAACCACCAACGGCCGTTTGCTGCCACGGCCGCATAAGTTCCAATTACTGGAACATAATATGAGTTGAGTGCGGTTATTGTTCTAATGTTTACCCAAGCCTCAATTGTCCATTTTGATCCTGCAAGACCAACCATTGCGGAGTTAAATGCCGCAGAAGTTGTTAAATAATCCCCAGTACCATCAAAATAACCACTATAACTTGCAGGTGTTACTGTAACTGAACTGAATGGGCTGAATTTGGATACAGCAGTATCACCAGTTCTTGTAATCACATTATTGGCCGCAGAGTAATCAACAAATTGATTTGAGTTACAAGTTAGTAATACTGTGTTTGCATCAACAACAAATGGATCTGTTGGTGTCGTGAATATTGTTGTTGCAAGTGTTGTTGATGATGTGCTGTATAGTGTTGGTATATTATTTGCAAACACTCTAAAATTGGAAATATAACCGGTATAAGCAGTACCAGAAGCTGCACCACCAATTGTATATGAACTGTTATTTGGTGAAAAACTTCTTGTTCCATAACCACGCAACACACCATCAATAATAGTTCTAAATGCGGTGCCTGTTCTTGTTACAACAACATGGTGCCATGCTCCTGCTACTATTGCTCCTGCTGTACTTTGACTAATACCTGCTGTTTGATATTGTCCAGGTTCTATCAAACCATTAGTCATTAATAGTATTGCAAGATTTCCTGATCCTGCTTGAAAAATTATTTGAGAGTTTGTGGATATGTTTACTGGCCACATCCAAAATTCAACAGTGAAATCATTGGCACCAAAATTTAATCGTGAAGATGATCCACTCAAATAATCTCCAGTACCATCAAAATATACACTCCATGAACTGCCAGATGGACTAAATGTGCCTAAGTTTGCATTTCCAAATCCTGAAACTACACCAGCAAAATTACTTTCATCAACTATTACTTTTGTATTCGAAGATAAATTTGTTTGTGCTGTCAACAATACTGTATTGGCCACAGGCATTAGTGGTGCAAAAGAAGGAACAAACGCACTGGTGTATAATCCAGTACCATTAACAACTCTTACATTGGACAGATATCCAGTCATAGATGAATCTCGAGCTGCTGATGCCCCCACACTAATTCTAGTACCATTACCTCTAGAACCAGATAATGTCCTTACTGCGCCTGCTGAAGCGCCATTTATAAATGCATACATGTTAGTGCCAGTTCTCGAAAAGGCCACATGTGTCCAAGTATTGAGTACCATAGCAATTGTTGTATATATATATTCTGTTGCATCTCCATAAATACCATATTTCAACTGTCCCGATGCATTTGTCAACAAAGCAAATCTACCAGATACTTCAGTGCCAAACGCAACGAGCGGTTGGTTTGCTATAGATGATGTTAAGTACACCCACATTTCTACAGTAAAATCCGCAGGTAAAATACCATTTGATGATTCTGCTCCTAAACAATCCCCAGCACCATCAAAGTATGCTGAGCCTTCATTACCAACTAAAGTAACTGTTGATGTGTTTGCAAAAGGCCCGTTTATTGCTGGTCTTGTATCACCACTTACTGTGAATGTTATTCCATTATTACTACTATCAATAATTGTATTTGCTTGAGCCATCAAAATTGATGGTGTATTGGCAAATGGACTTAATGTTTTTCCAATTGAGTCACCAACTGATGAAATAGTGTATGCATTTGTAGAATTATCAATTATTACTCTATTATTGGATGACGAATATGATTGGCAAGTCAGCAAACTGGTGTTGGCAATTGCTGTTAGTGGTACGGTACTTGGAGTGAATGTAGAAGTATAGACTGCTGAACGAACACTGCGTAGGTTAGATATGTAGCCATACGCAGTGTATGTACCATTAAAATTATTACTACCTATACGAACAGTTCCACCAGTAACTGAAAAATTATATGAATTTGTAGCAGTAGAACCAACTTGAGTACCATTTACAAAAAATCTTAAATTTGTACCTGAACGAGAAACTGCAATATGATTCCAAGTATTCAACGCCAGAGTAACTGAAGCGGTAACCTCACCGGTACCGTTTCTTGCCAATACTAATTGTGTGGCGCTAGGTCTGTATCCAAAATCAAATGCACCGGTAGTAGTATCTTGTCTAATAAAAGTATGATATGTTGAATTCGTAGTATTATTTGTCATGTAATACCATAATTCAACTGTAAAATCATCTGTTCCAAAATTAACACCTTGTGCAGTGGTATTAGTAAAGGTCAAATAATCTCCAGTACCATCAAAATAAACACTAGCTCCATTTGTTGGTAGTGCTGTTAGTGCGGCAGTATTTGCTGATGATGATTGTGTAAATCCCAATGGTGAGTTTGATGGTGTGAAATTGCCAGAATATAAAGCAGTATTTAATATTCTAAGATTACTGATGTATCCAGTAAATAAATCGGCAGCTCCACCATCATATATACCAGCTCCAATTCTCAGTTGGCCAATATTACCATCCGAAGATAAACTTAAACTAGAAGCATATGTTACAGGAGTTCGTGCAAGTACGCCATTTATGTAACAAGAAATACTATTGCTAGAATTTCTAACAATTGCAATGTGCGACCAAGTGCTTGCAGATATAGTTGATGTGCTGGTAAATACATTTGGAAATGTATTATATGTTCCAGTTGATGCATCAAAAACAACAGCACCAGATGCTGACAAATTAACCCTAAATCCACCATTCTGGCCAATATCCCAATGTGCATTAAAAATCAAGGTTTTTGCTGCAAGGGTTGGCTGATATACCCAAAATTCAATTGTAAATGGACCGGTTGTAATTAAAGGATAGTTTGAAGGTCCACTCAAATAATCACCAGTACCATCAAAATAAACACTGTAATTGTTTGCATCAGGCACAGTGATTGTTGTTGGTGTGCCGTTGAATGGGCTAAATGGATTAACTCTTGTATCACCACCCTTTACGATTGTAAAGTTATTATTTGAATTGTCAATCAGTCTATTAGATTGACATGTTATCAAACTGGTGTTGGCCACATATGTTAGTGGTGCAGTCGCTGGAGTTGTATTTGCGGTATATAATGCGGTGCCATTTACAAATCTAAGATTGGAAATATAACCGTTAAATGCAAATGATGTGCCGCTATTAAAACCAATGTATGTTGTGCCACCAGTTGTTAAAGAAGTTGCGTAAGTTTGTGTTGTACCTACTTGCAATCCATTAATAAAGAAATATACAGATGATCCGTTGCGAGTAATTGCAATGTGGTTCCATGCTCCCAAAACAATTGATCCTGCGGTTACTGCCACACCCCAAGAACCGCCTGGACCCATTAACCATTGTACGGTTTGATTGGCCAATACTTGAACACGGACTGCTCCATATCCTGAACTGCCAGTATCTGAAATGTTAAAAATTGATTGTTGTGTTGCTGAACTGGTATTGATCCATGCTTCTACTGTAAAACTATTGGTAGCAATGTTGAAAGCGGAACTGGTCAATATGGCCAAATAATCCCCAGTACCATCAAATAAATTGCTGTAATATCCTTCTTTAAAAGGATGAAACTCATTTGGCTTTGTATCTGCACTAACCACAATTTCATTATTAAATGTACTCGCATCTGTATTGAATGTATTTCCGTTTGGTACTGTGCTTGCACTCATTAATAATGATGCATACTTCCAGAACAAGTCACCAGGAAGATTTATTGTCCAGTTCAAATATCTTGTTGCACTTCTATTTGTTGTATTTGCAGTCGCAGTTATGATTGATGTGTTACTTGCAACAATAGTTGGTGTACCAGAAATAATACCAGTAGAGGTATTCATTGATAGACCAGTTGGCAATCCACTGGAGGTATACAGTACGCCATAACCGGCCGCAGAAGTTGCAACAACTGTCACATTTGATATTGCAGTATTTTGTGTTGCAGTGGTTGTTGTGTTGTTTGCTGGTGATGAAAATGAAACAACATCTGTATTGATTGTAAGAGAAAATGAACGAACAGAATCTTGATTATCCGCATCAGTTGCTTGTATAGTAAACGAATATGTTGTACTTGAACCATCCACAGGTGCAGTGCCTGAAATTGTACCACCAGAACTCAGTGTTGAACCTGAAGGCAAAGAACCAGAAGATAATGCATATGTAATTGGTGCATCGCCGGTTGCAACAACAGTTGTGTTGATTGCAGTTGTTTCATATACAGAACCCAATGAACCGGCTGATGTGGTGAATGTTGGTACACCAGAATATACCAAACCTGGTACAAGAATACCAGTACCACCATTTGCATTGGTAACAAAAATGGTATAACTACCAGAACCTAATGCAGGAGAACTGAATGCCAGACGGCCAGAATCCAGGAATGTTACTACGCCTATCGTAGTAGACCCAACCAAAACGGTTGCACCTGGTGCAAAACCTGACCCATACAGAACGATTGTTTGACCACCTACTGTGTCGGCTGCGGTATCATTTGTGTCAACATAAGAGCCATCAGTTACCGCAAAACGGGTAACAGTAGGTACCAGGAAAGTTTGTTGGTTAAAATGTTCACCAACTGTAATAAGACCTGTTGAATCTTTTGCTCTTTTGCCTCTAACACCGGCATTAAACATTAACTGATCTCCTCAAACGAACACACTGCTTGTAATATACTATTGGTACTGGCCGTTAATCTCAATTCATCACCTTCCAACAAATAAATGGAAAGTGTTTTGTCAATGGCTGTGAAGGAAGTATCTGCTGCAACCGAAATGGTGCTAACCAATTTGTATGCAGTCGCACTTCTAAACAAATCAACTGTTATATCTGCCGCACTAGTTGCATGAATATTGGAAATAATCAACGAATTAATTTTTAATATTTTACCACTGGATGAAGGATTGTTTGCAATCGAAGTCGCCGATGTTGTCACCGATTGTACTTGTGTATTTCCATTAATTGTTGTTAGTGCTGCTATGTTTGGGTTTGCCATTTTAAATCCTTAGAATCCGAAAACAATTGACATTGCAATCGCCTTTGATAATGATGTACCACCTGTATTTGCTTGTGTGAATGCAGCATTGGCCTGAATGAATGCAGCATTTGCGGTTGTTCTAGCATATGTATCCGCACCGCCACCTGCATTTGCTGCAGCAAAGGCCGCATTGGCTGTAATGAATGCTGCATTTGCAAAAACTGCACCAGAATTGGCTGTTAAGAATGCACCATTAGCAAAGGTTGCACCGGAGTTGGCTTTGTCATAAGCATTATTAGCCTGAGTTCTTACCCATGCATCTGAACCACCTGTGTTTGCTTGATTAAATGCAGCATTAGCTTGTGCGTATGCCAAGTTTGCAGTATTTGCTGCATAAGGGTCTATAGCACCACCGCCTGTTATTGTGGTCACTTCTACATTTGCACCATTTTCAAATGTACTATCGAATGTTACTACATTACCAGAAACAGCATAGGTGTCTTTGAATTGTGTGATACCATCTACAACAGCAATTATATAATTTTCATTTGTTGGTGATGTACTTAAAGTGAATGTTGTTGTTGCACCGTTTGCAGTAAACCTATCAGAATAAATTGATACTGGTGTTCCTGGTCCGCCACCTCCAGTATTTGCAGCAATAAACGCAGCATTGGCTCTATCAAAAGCTGCATTGGCAAATAAACCAGAACTTGTGGCTTTTGAATCTGCGGTGTTTGCGGCAGTGAATGCACCGTTGGCAAAAATGGCTCCTGAATTTGCGGTATCATAAGCATTATTAGCCTGAGTTCTTACCCATGCATCTGAACCACCTGTGTTTGCTTGATTAAATGCAGCATTAGCATGAGCAAAAGCACCATTAGCAAACCCAGCCGTTATATTTTGTGAATTGTAAGATGAATTAGCTGTTATAAATGATGCATTAGCAAAAGATGCCGCAGAGTTGGCTGCATCAAAAGCACCATTAGCAAATGAACCAGCCGAATTTGCTTTATCATAAGCATTGTTTGCTTGAGTAAATGCAATTGCTGTTGGTTGGTCAATTACAATATTTCCAACCATTCCAGAATGAACAGAACATTGATATACATAAGTTGAACCAACGATATCGTAAGGAACTTTCCAATATAATGTTCCAGTAATTTTTCCTTGAGCTGAAGATCCTGTGGTTAATGTTCCGTCTGTATCTACATGAATTAAACCTGTGTTGTAATTGGATCCTCCTGATGACACACGAATCATAAATGGATGACCAGAAACATCAAGATCAAATGCTATTGTTTCACCAGCACGAATATAAATTGTTGGATTATTTCCTGAATATTGGTCAATACTGTAGTACATTCCAGGAGTTGTAACTGCCAACTTGGTGACAGCACTTGTATAATTTGAATTGGCTTGAACAAAAGCACCGTTAGCAAACGATGCACTGGAGTTAGCCTTATCAAAAGCATTATTAACATATGGTAATAAATCTATACCCTTGATTGTAATCGTTGTCGATTTTAGATTTGCATTTAATGTTGCAAGTTTAAATGAACCATCAGTGATAATGATGTTGTTGTTTGAACCAACTTCTGGAGTGTATTCTTCAAACAATTGCCATTCTTTGGTACTAGCATCTCTGATTAGACCAGTGTGTGCATTGGTTCCGTTATTATAGTGTGCAGCAAATCCAATGTCCAGTACATCACCAGAATAATTTCCGGTACCCATAATAAACAAAGTATCATTAGCAACAATCTGTGTGGCACTAGTACTAAATGTGTTTCCTGTTACAGAAAGGTTGCCTGTGATAGAAACATCACCAGAAATTGTACCACCAGTTGAATTGAATTTTAGGTTGGCGGCTGTAAATGCACCGTTAGCAAATGAGGATGCTGAATTTGCCGCATCGAATGCTGATTGTGCCAGAACATTTGCAGAATTGGCTTTGGTGAAAGCTCCGTTGGCAAAATTGGAAGCAGAGTTTGCAACACTAAATGCGGCATTAGCTTGTGGCCATACTTGGTTATTAGATTGGCTGAATACAGCATTTGCCTGGATAAAAGCAGCATTTGCCTGAGCAAAAGCAAAGCTGGCACTAGAACCAGAATTCGCTGCAGCAAATGCCGCATTGGCTCTATCGAATGCTGAGTTTGAATTATCTGTAACTACTGGTACATTACTTAACAATTCACGAACTTGTATCACCGATCCGGTACTTGGTGCAGTTGTGAAAGTTAATGTTGTACCAGTTACACTATAATCAACTATTGGATTTTGTGTAATACCATTATCAAAAACAAGAATACTATTTGATGTAGTATTAGCTGTTACTGTAAATGCGGTTGTACTACCATCACCAGTAAATGTTCTTGTCAAATAATACAATGAAGCAGTATTACTGCTTGTGATAATTGCATCATATGCCAAGTTGGCTTGACTGAAAGCACCATTGGCATATAGACTTGCAGAGTTGGCCGCACCAAAGGCTGCATTGGCTTGGTCAAATGCAAAACTAGAACTTGATCCAGAATTGGCCGCTGCGAATGCCGCATTCGCATATAATGATGCGGAGTTGGCTGCACTAAAAGCACCATTGGCAAACAACGATGCTGAGTTAGCAGTTACAAATGCACCATTGGCAATTGAACTGGCTAGTCTTACATCCTTTTTACTTTGACTGCCAATGTAGGTGAATTGCATGTTATGTTATTTCCAATAAACTTACGATAACATCGGCTGCTGAAGCATTACTTGTCGAAACTTTAAGTACATCTGCGGCTTCCATGACCAATTTTTGTTCACCACCAATTGTAATCAGTGAATTCCCTGGTTCAATCTCAGCCATCTTAACCATATAGTAGTCTGATCCACCAGAAGTCAATATCACATTGGCTGTTATGGTTGTGTTTAGTATGTTTGCGATTGTCATACCAATAACTGTAGTAGACACACCAGAACCAGCAGTATAGATGGTTGTTGGTGATGTTCCGACTGCTGCTTGTAGTTGATTTTTGAAAGTATTTGCCATTTAAATTTCCTTATCCTCTATTTATTTCATCAACTAAAGGCGATTGTAAATGCAACAATATCGGCGTTTACATCAAGTGCGGTTGCACCAGTATTTGCCTTATTGAAGGCCGCATTTGCATGAATGTATGCAATGTTGGCTGCTGCAAATGCACTGTTTGCAAAGTTGGATGCTGAGTTAGCAGCTATAAATGCACCATTTGCGAAAGAAAATGCTGTGTTGGCGTATGTACCTGTGGTATTTTGTGCGCCGTATGCGGAGTTTGCTGCAATAAAGGCTGAATTAGCTTGTAAGAATGCTGCAGCTGCACTTACTCTTGCTGTAGTATCTACTGTACCACCACCCCCACCAGATAACAAATCGCTACTAACACCTGCACCTGCAGCAGACAAGTCAATATATGCACCACGAACAGAACCACCAGTTTCAAAAAATCTTAATCTATTTTGCCAAATGTCAATTGTTACACCAGCTGCCAAAGTTGTATTGCTTTGAGCTTTGTCTAAGAATATTTCACCACCTTCATCTCCACCTTGAGTTAGAGCTCTAAGTGTTCCTGTAATATTCAATTGACCTTGAAATGTGGCACCATTAGTGTTAGCAAGTGCGCTGTTCGCTTTGTTAAATGCTGCGTTCGCTTTATCAAAAGCGAAGCTAGGATCACCACCTGATGTTGAATTAATCGTGATTGTTTTTGTGGTTGTATTGGTGCTGATGGTTACATTATTACCAGCAACAAAAGACAATGTGTCTGAACCACTTGTGGCTAATATTAAGGAACTATTAGCATTGATTGTGTCAAAAGAAAATTGGTTAGAAATGTATGATGTTCCACCAAGACTGTTTTTATAATACAGTTTACCATCGGCAAAGTTAAGCGCCAACTCACCATTGGCCAGGCCTGTTGGTGTGTTTCCTGTGACGCCTGATTTTTTTAATCGTATTGCTGTATTTGACATTTACTTAAAACGTTCCGCCATCCTTGATTGGGCCATCAGTACCAATTAAACCTGTTAGGGTTGTTGGTACCACTTCTTTATTTAGCTCATCAATTTTTTTTCTTTTGGAAGGAGGTAGTTGTAAGTAATCAATTTTAGCAAGTAATTCGTCTATCTTGTTGTTGTATTCACTTTTTTCAGTTTCATGTTTCTGAATCAAATTGTTAACAGCATCTTCATTTTGTTTTAATAATGCCGCAACAGTCTTTTCATTCTGTTCCGTTAATGTATTAATTTTTCCATTATTTTCAGATGCAAGAGAGTTGATTCTATTTTCAAGTTCTGAACGAACCCTATTAGTTTCTTCTCTTGCTCTAACCAATTCACCTTTAAATGTTTCCACATGCCCAGCTTGATTCTTAACACTATCATAGTCACGAAATTTAGTAATCAATTCATCAATTTCGGTTTGATGTTTACTTTTCAATTCGTTAACATCGTTACCTAATTTTGTTACAAGTTTTTCACTTTCAGATAATTTATTTTCCAATTCTTGAACAGCCTTACTTTGATTTGATTCGCCGTTTTGTTTCAATTCTTGAATTGTTTGTTGCAACTCAAGATTTGATTTTACTAACGCATCAATCTTTTCCGACTGTTCTTTTACAACATCATCAGTTATTTTCGCATTCGCTTGCATTGAGATATTTCGAATAACACAATCTGTCATTGTGCTTGTCAAAGTCTCAACATAATAATTTAAATACTTCTCATTTGCCATTTCAAACTCCTATCATAAAAAAATCTATTACATTATATAGTCAGCTTAGAATTGTCCTCCGTCTATTGCTGATGACCACACTGGTACACCTGCATCTGTGACTGTAAGAATTTGATTAGACCATGTTTGGTCTGATGAACCGGATGCAGCTGTAACAGCCAATGCATTTGTTCCATCACCGTATACGATACCTTTTGCGGTGAATGTTGCGGCACCTGTACCACCTTGAGCAACAGTCAAACCAGAAATGTCTGCCGCAGTTGCTGCTGTTACACGACCATAAGCATCAACAGTCAATGAAGTGATTGTTTTTGCAGCACCCAATGTGCCTGTTAATGAATAACCAGCATTAGCGATTGATTGAATTGCACCAGAGCCATTACCAATCAACATCAGGCCACTAGTGAATGTCGATACACCAGTACCGCCTTGTGTAACTGTTAGACCAGAAATGTCTGCGGCAGTTGCTGCTGATACACGACCATATTCATCTACAGTCAACGATGTGATTGTTTTAGATGCACTTAATGAACCAGTCAGTGTATAGGTAACGTTTGCAAGTTCTACTAGAGCATCTGTACCATTACCAATAACAACTTTACCTGAAGCAAAAGTAGATTTACCTGTACCACCTTGGCCGACTGTTAGACCAGCAATTTGATTGAATGTGGCCGCAGTGAATCTACCATATGCATCTACTGTTACTGATGTAATGGTATTGTTTTGTGTACCTGTTGTTGGTCCACTTTGCGTTGCAACGAATGAACTGTTAGCAAGCACTTTTAGTGAATCTGTGCCATCACCAATAACAATACCACCAGCAGTGAATGAACTTGCACCAGTACCACCGTTGGATACTGTCAAGTCATCTGTTAATGATAGTGATTTAAGTGTTGTTGCACCAGCAACATTCAATGTACCAACTTGCAATACTGCTGCATTTGCCCATTGTGAAATCAAATTAGATTTCAAGTTTGCTTGGCGGAAGCTTCCATCTGCAACATTGATAACGTTACCTGTTGGTTCTATGTTGTAATTGTCAAACAAATAGAAGAAACCATCACCAGCATGACGCATCAAACCTGCATGGCGGTCTGCACCATTGTTGTAGTGGCCGTAGAAACCAATATCGACTGCATCTGATGCATTGTTTTTACCAAGTGCAATCAACGAGTCTTCGACAGTAAGTGTTTCAACGTTGTATGTTGTAGATGTACCTAAGATGGCCAAGTTACCACTGATGATAATATCACCATCAATTGTTTGTCTTAAATTAGGTGTATTTGCACGAACAACCGTGTTATCAACATCAAAGGTTACAGAATTTGTACCAACTGTTGATGTAATACCTGCACCACCAGTGAATGTTAGTGTATCGGTAACTAGGTCAATTGCATCAGTGCCTGTATCGCCAGCAAAATTCAATGATGTAGAAATGGTTGCCGAATTGGCAATGGTCATAACACGACCGTTTGCAGCTACTTGAATGATAGGTATGACTGTTGTGCCACCATATGTACCAGCAGTAAGTCCACCAATTGAATTCAGTGCTGCGCTTAATGTTGCATTTGCAGTACCATTGAACAACTGTGCAGATGCAGTAATGTCACCACCAGTAACATCAATATATCTGTCTGTTTGGAATTGCGTTGCAGAATTGGCGTTACCTGTGATGCTTGTTACATCAATACCTGCGGCAGTAAGATAACCAACAGCAATGTTACCATTTATGTCACGCTTAACAAGTGTGTTACTACCATTTGCACTGGATGCAGCATCAATTGTTGATGTGTAGTATTGCCCACCAATATTAACAACACCTGTACCAGCAGGCGAACCAATGAACATGGTATTGGATTGATATGAATATGCTAATTCACCTGCTTGTAGACTGGCTGGTACGCCTGTGGTAAGGGAACGTCTAATTCTTAGTGTTGTATTTGCGCCTGACATGTTGTTATCCTTTTTATGTTAAATGGATTTAAATCCTATGATCTATTTATTAAAATGTGCCACCGTCAAAATCGCTAACCGTATTTAAAATAGTATTACTAATATATTCTGATCCACCAATGCTAATTATATTGTTGGTCCACAATTGACTTTCCACATTTAATGTGGAACTACCAATAAAAAGTGTATTGGAAAGAAAAGAGTAAGCTAATTCTCCGTCTGCTAGATTGCCAGGTGCCGTGTTCGCATATGAACGGAGAATCTGTATTGTTGTATTAGATGCCATTTAGAAGAACCCTGAATCAGCACCTTGGAAAGCCAAATAAGTTACTGAGTTTGCTACTGCGGCCTGAATTGCTGCATCTGAAATTACACCACCAACTGTTTGAACAGGCGCAAAACCACCAACCGGTGATACCACAATCGCAATCGGGTTAGGATTAATGTCTGTTGGTGCAGCTGCAAATGAAATTGCACCAGTTGTCGCTTCAGCTTTGATCTGTGTTCCGTCCAAGTCAATTGTGTTACCACTTAGATATAGACTTCGGAATTTATTTGTTCTACTACCAAGGTCAAACGCTCTGGAAGATGTTGGTAATAGATTTCCGTGTACAGGAGTGTCGGTACCAAGGCCCCTGGCAGAAAATGTTTTGGTTTGTGAGTTATAGACAATTACATCACCAGTGTTTGCGCCTTCCAAAGAAAGGTCAGTTAAACTCCTAAGTGTCTTTGTACCATAGGATAACGTCTGGACTTTAGTTCTCTGACCTTCAACTCTAACTTTTACGGTTGCAGGTTGTCTAACAGTTACGGTCGGCATGTTATTCCTTTAAAATACTGTAACTTGAGGTAAAACGTTCACAACTCCTTCTAAAACACGTATCACTGTGTTTGAAGAATCTTTGATAACCACATCATACACATAACGACCAGCAGAAATATTTGCCGTATTTGCATACGGTAAAGATAATATTAGAATACCTTCAGTTGGATCATTAACTGTTATTACAAAATTTGCGGTTGTGCTACTAGAATAGTATGACTTTTTCATGGCAGCTTTTACTTGGCTACCAGTTAGGGTAAAAGGTGAACCATCGGCTTGATCCAATGTAATGGATGTACTAAAGTTTGAACCTTGTTCTAGAAATAATTCTTGGTAACCAGCTGGCATTGTTTAACCCCTTTTGGAGGTATTTATACTCAAAGGAAATCGTAAAAAGTAAATTCGCTTTTTGGACTTTTGGATCTGTCGGAGAAAATTTTCGGGCCGGAACGCAAAAATTCGAAATTTGTTGTTAAATATTATTTTTCAATTCTTTTACTTCTGCACGTAATTCTTTAATACCTTCAATTAATAATGGAATTAACTTTTCGTAACGTACTGTTAAGTATTTCTCATCAATTGGTGCAGGCACAACAACTCCACAGTCCGGTAATTGTTTTTGAACCTGTTGTGCAGATATACCAATTTGACGATGTTTTGTATACCCTAATGATTCTGCTAATTCATTTTCTTCATAGTAGAAACCACTTAATTGTTCAATTTTATCTAGTGCATTTTCAATGTCACCAAGTTTAGTTTTCAATCTGTCATCAGAATAATATGCAGTAATGTTATTAGTTGCACGAATTTCACCCCCGGTACCAGTGGCTGCAGTACCAATACCTAATGAATTAAATTGAGGATTTGAACTAGTATCAATACCTTGGGGTGGTGAGTAGATGGCGGGGATGGCGGGCCTTCCACTCAAATCTCCGTATGCTCCAGATGTTGCAACAGTTGCTAAACCAGAAACTGAACCGGCAGCAATTCCAATATTTGTTGCAGTTACAGATGTAACCCTACCTTTTGCATCTACCGCAATTCTTGGAACTACTGATGCTGATCCAAATGTACCAGTGCTAGTACCAGCATTACTTAATCTAGCATCCGGTAATGTACCTGAACTGATATTACCAGCATTTGTTGTGTCTGAGGTTGCAGAAGATGCTAAACCAGAAACTGCACCAGCACCAATTGCAATATTTGTTGCAGTTACAGCCGTAACTCTACCTTTTGCATCAACGGTAATTGCAGGAACTGCTGATGCTGAACCAAATGAACCGGTGTTAGTACCAGCATTACTTAATCTAGCATCAGGTAATGTGCCTGAACTAATATTAGAAGCATTTGTTGTGTCTGTGGTTGCTGAAGCCGCAAATGTTGGATAACCAGTGATTTGAGAAGTTGCAATTTGTATGTCAATATTGGCCACTCCAGTTGCTCTGCCTTTTGCATCCACTATAATTCTTGGAACACGACTTGCGCTTCCATATGAACCTGCTGCAGCACCAGTATCAGGCAATCTCGCATCAGCCAGTGTGCCACTAGTAATTTGAGATGTAGCTATACCAATAGTAGTATTGGTGACACCAGTAATTCTACCTTGTGGATCAACAACTATAACTGGTATTGCGGCACCAGTACCGTGTGTGGCTGCTACAACATCCGTATTTTCTAGAACTGACGGCGTAATCTTTGTTGTCATTTATTTTGCCTTTTTATTTCATGCATTTTTGTTTTCATCCAATACATTTTCATAAAAATGTACATTTTCATTGGATTCAAAATTTATTTTTTGAGGATTAAATTTGTCAATTATTTCTTGATACAAAGGATGACTGGGTTCAACATTAATGATTTGAATAACATCATTTGGTGTTATATTTTTTCCTCGTTCAAATTCTTCCACAACAATGCGATCTTCTGGCAAAGCGTTTACTTTAACATAGGCTCGTATAGTGTTATGTGGAAATTTGGAAGTATGTTGAATATAATCTACTTGTAAAATTTTATTGATTGAAAGTGTCATTTATTTTGCTCCATTAAAAATTAAGTTTCAACTTATGTACCAACTTTATATGCCATAAATCTTACATGGCCTCCAGCATACCAATATCCTGCGGGTTGGTAGTTAGCATATGCTCTCCATTCAACATTAACGGTATCTGGTATTCTATAAACATGTTTGTTTGTGGCGCTTGGAATAGTTCCATCATTTCTCCAGCCAAGAACACTATCCGCATAATGTGCTCTACTGGTAGCTAACCCAGATGTTTCCCACCAATGCGTACCTGGTCTAAAATAATCATTAACCCATCTCATTGTAACTCTGACGTTATTACCTGCAGCTAGGTAATATGGTGTTTTTTGGCGACCTAACGCCGCAAAAGTGGTGTCCTCGTTAGACCAATGAAAATAACCATAAGGTCCGTATGTTTGAAATGGTCTTCCTGCAACATAGACATTACCGTCAGCTGGCATATAATTAACCGTATCATAATTTTGTGTTGTTAATTTAATTAATCTCCAAATACCATCAACAAGAACTTCAACAACCAACCATAGATAAACAGTGCCGCCTAACCACATACTGCTATTTAATCTTTGACCACGATAGAACATATCTGGTTCGGTTATGTTCCACCAACCTGCGCTAGGAATATTTAAATACTGAACTGAATTCCAACCTCCTGCGGGTCCTCCAGTGGAAGTGTAAATAACACCTCCAACTGATCCCATTCCAGCCATTTCTTGATAAGTAAAGTATGCTGTGCCTTGAGTAACATTTGATGCTGAACCAGCAGTTGTGGCGTATCCAGCATTTCCAGCACTTGATGCATATCCAGCATTTCCAGCATATCCAGCACTTCCAGCATAAGTGGCATTTCCAGCACTTCCAGCATAACCAACACTCAACGATCCGGTTTGATATGAACGCAAGTAACTATCACTACCGTTTGTACCCCAAACTCTTGGTGGGTTGCTAGCATTATTTTCGTCACCATTACTTGAATTAATGTAACCGGTTTGTAAATAACCGCTTGCATCAGTTCTTACAATTTTGTTTGATTCATTGTTTCTATCTGCATGTACATTTAATCCAGCAACAGTTGTTGAATTTCCAGCACTTGTAGCATAACCTGCATTTGTAGCAGAACCAGCACTTGTAGCATAAGAAACAGACTGTGAACCAATGTTGGTGCTGTTGATATATGTTACCCAGCCACCATAATTACCATTTTGTATATTTCTGGTTCTAAGTAAATTAGCATTGTCTTCCCAACCCCATGCAACCTGAACACCCCATAAATTAGATGCATTGGTGTGACGCATGTTCTGTTGGAACCACCAACTTCCACCTGGACCACCAGTTGAGCTTCCTGATGAAGTATCACCACGAAGAACTGTACTTCCGGCCGGAGCGTGTGAGAAATCGGTATTCCAATTGGAATTGAAACCCATTGTTACGTTATTTGCATAAGTAGAATTCGTAGCAAATGCAGAAGTGATATTCCAATTTCCAGAAGCACCAGTGCCTGTTAATGATGGTGCATATGAATTATAGTTACCAGAATCTAGTATAACATAAGAAGCGCCGCCTCGACTCCATCCGCCAGTTCTTAATTGGTTATCGGTACCAAGTCCAAAATTAATTGCATATAATCCAGGTCTGTGAAAAGACATGGCCGCAGCACCAGCGCCTTGTGATTGAACTTGTGGTCCTAAATGGCCAACATAAGAAACATCTTGGCCAGACACAGTATAACCTAAATCTCCAGCAGTACTAATAAGATTATTAGCACTATCAGCAATTCCGTTAATATTCACACCTGTCAGTCTTTGGAATCCAGTTGCACGATTCAATGCAATAGAAGTTGTACCAATAAAGTGTGATGAATTGCCTAGTATAGTACTTGAAATTGTACCACCAGATAATTTATCTGCATTTAATGATGTTAACCAAGTAGGATTTGCATAACTTCCTGTTGAATACAATCCATTTGTTACTGTACCTGCATTACCGGTTATACTGTGTGAGAATGTCCAACTAGAATTTGCTAAATCGTGTACATATTGTCCAGTTGCGAATGAAGTGTTTGCGGTTGCTTTGTTTATTGTTTGACCAATAACTTGACCAGAAAATGTGCCGCCAGTTTTTGGCATTTTACCAGATTCCAAACCATCAATTGCAGACTGAATAGTACCTGTTGTAAGTGCTCCTGTTGCTGGACCATATACAATGTTATTTGCAAAATATTCATACACTGTATAACCATCAACTTCAACCAATATTTTATCATTAATAACTGGTGCAACAGACATTGTTACTCTAGATGTGCCAGAATTTAAAGTATATTCAGATTCTAATTGTCGAACACCATTAATATACACTCTGACTTGGTTGGCCTGACTGAATGTTGGTGTTGTGAATATTGTTGTTGTACCATCTCCAGTATATGACAATCTATTTGATGTAATTCTAGTACCAGGTTGAGTGCCTGCACCACCTGCACCAGCAGCAGTCCAGTAGAAATTACCTGTACCACCAGTTGCAAGTACGTAACCTGAAGTTCCACTTGCTGTACCTGTAGCAGCTGCAATCAATGTATTGAAAGCTGACGAAGCTGATGTTGAACCAGTACCACCAGATGATGTTGATAAAGGAGTTCCTGTTACTGTCAATCCTGTAAATGATGGACTTGCGGTTGTTTGCAAATCTTGTGATGTACTAATTGCCAATGTGTTTGCAGTAACTGAATGTATTGCAATGCCGTTATTAGATGTTAAGGTTAATGATGCACTTGTTGGTGATATTGAACCTCTTGTTCCTTTAATCTCAGCAGTTGCAGCATTAGCTTTACCGAAAGCCGCATTAGCCTGTGCAAATGCAGGCGCAATTTGTGGAGCAACGTTGTTGGCCGAAGCAAAAGCAGAATTGGCATAAGATGATGCTGAGTTGGCAGCACCAAATGCACTATTGGCATAAATTGAAACGGAGTTTGCATCACGGAATGCACCATTTGCATACAATGATGCGGAATCTGAACGACTTTTTAACCAAGTATTTGCTGCTGTTATATTATCATTTAGTGTTTTTGCAGCAGTCAGTGATGCAGCTTTAGTTCCATCAGTAGTTGATATTGAATCACTAATTTGTTGTTCGGTAATAATTCTGTAGTATGAAGATGATTCAAAACTATCTACATCATTAATATCAAAATAATTTCCTGTTTCATTCCAACGAATAGATGCATTTGATGCAACACCATTTGCTACACCATTAGCTGTTCTGAAAGTGCTAAATTTTGATGTTTGATTTGGTGTTCCTTGACTTATTATAAATTCATTTGAATTAAATACTGTTCTTCCATTAAGTGTGAAATTACCAGCAATACTTAAACCACCTTCACCGACTTGTAGGTTGTGAACTCTCGCTTCAGCACTTCCGGCATCAATTAAATTGGAAATGCGTACATTTGGTGTCCAAACATCAGTATTTGCTCTTATTGTGTTTGCTCTTACTGTGTCGGTTGCCCAAACATTTACTGTGTTAACACGGGTGTTTGCTTGTAATATATCAGTAAATGTGATACCATATACAGACAATGTGCTAGTATTAATAAATGTGTTTGCTTGAAGTTTATCTGTATATGTGGTACCATACACAGATAATGTATCGGTGTTTGCAGATGTATTGGCTTGAAGTTTATCTGTAAATGTGGTACCAGTAACTGAAGCAGTTCTTGTATTTGTTGATACATTAGCCTGAACTACATTGGAATATAATGTCCATACAACAGATGCATTGGATGTATTAGATGATGTATTAGCTTGTAACACATTAGTAAAAGAAGTTCCTGTTACTGATAATGTTGTAGTATTTGCTGATGTATTTGCTTGCAATTGATTCGTGTGTGTGATGCCAGATACAAAAGCTGTTGCAGTTGTTGTAAATGTATTTGCTTGCAATACATCTGTAAATGTGGTACCAGTGACAGAAGCTGTTGTTGTATTGGTTGACACATTAGCTTGCACAACATTAGCATATAGTGTATGCATAACCGATGCATTAGATGTATTGGTTGATGAGTTGGCTTGCACTACATTTGCATATAGTGTGTGCATAACCGATGCATTGGAAGTGTTGGATGATGTATTGGCTTGTAATACATCTGTAAATGTGGTACCAGTAACAGAAGCTGTTGCTGTATTTGTAGATATGTTTGCCTGTACTACATTTGCCCACAAGGTATGTATAACGGATGCATTGGCTGTATTGGTAGATGTGTTTGCTTGTAACACATTTACCCAAGCTGTGCCACTTACACCAACAGATGTTGTAGTAACATGTGTATTGGCCTGAATAGTTGCAGTAAGAATACTTGTGTTTGCTTGCACATCATTAGTAAACACTTTGTTGTTTGCAGAAAGTGTACCTGTCAATACACTGGTATTTGATTGTATTCTGTTGGTATACAGTGTGTTGAAAATTGAAGCATTAGAAGTGTTGACAGAATTGTTTGACTGCAATGTTTCTGTAAATGTTCCACCTACTACAGAAATGCTTCCACCAAATCGTGAATTGTTTGCAACTCTTAGTGCTGTGTCTGATCCTAAAACGTTTAATACATTACCAACATTGGCTGTTCCTGTTGTTGCAAGACTTAGATTTCCATTTGAAAAGTAACCTTGCCCTTCCACATTCAAATTGTTTTGAATGATTGCAGAAGAACCAATACCTTGCACTGAAAATGTCTTTTGAACAATAACATTTCCGTTTGATTGTAATGCTGTCTGTGAATTTTCTGAAAGGAATAATGTTCCAGAATCTTTGACATAATTTTCTTTGGCAAGAATGTTGTTTTCGGTAACCAGATTGTTGGTCGCAACCATCCAATCACCAAATGTATTGGCATAACTTAATGAGGATACTGTATTAGCCATTTTAACCTTTTTCTAATAGTTTTAATAACAAACTTTTTATTTCCGTTATATCTTCCCTGAGCACTTTGACCTCAGACTTAACATTATTTATTTCTTCTTTTTGAGACTCTAGTGCTCGGCGTTTATTTAAATATTCATCCAAACCATTTTTATCTTGGTTTATGATTGCACCACTTCTAGTGTCTCTAACCAATTTTGTACCTTCAACCCTCAAGTATGTCATAATTATGCAATCGAACTATTGATATTTGAAGGTAGTGCAATACATCTCATGTCTGTCAAATAAGGTACAATAGTTGTATCTGTAGTCAACAAAACAATTTTGATTGCAAACTGATTGAATGAGTTATATGTTTGGCCATTTGTTGATGTATAAGAAACATAACCTTGTTCTGTACCTAAACTTCCTGGTGCAAAAGTGTATTCATGCAAATCACCTCTGAATTTAGAATACAATGTATTAGAATTCTTTGTTTTGGTCATTAGGATCCAAGAACCATCAGCAAAAGATTGCGTATCATTTCTATTCAAAATCTTGTAGTACACTTGTATATCTGTTTTTGCGGGACGATATGCAGACAAATAGACATTCAAATCTCCAGAATCAAAACCTGCTTCCAACACAACCTTCTTGGTTATATATCTTGTTGCTGCAGGACCACCATTCTTGGAAGTTTCACCTGTAATGATTGCAGATGCACCTGCCGCAGAACCACCAGAAACATCAATTGAAACAGTTGGTGTTTCTATGTATCCTGAACCTGGTGTTGTTAGGTAAATTGAAGTAATTTTACCAGCTTCAATCACAGGTGATGCATAAGCTTGTACTGCATTTACACCTGTTGGCGCAGAAATGGCAACTGTTGTATTGCCTGTTGCATAACTGCTTCCTTGAGAAACAATAGATATCAAACTATTTGACAATTCACAATTGTTTATGTTGTATTGAACTGTAAATACAGTAGTACCAGCATCAGAAATGACTGGAGAAACTGCATTATCTTGTGATGATAACTGGCCGTACAATGAGAAAGATGTTTCCGAATTGGCAACCAAAACTCTTTGTCGTTGATTATCATCCAAATAAATGTGTTCATACATTGTTGTACCAAATTTACCTGGATTTATTGCAACTTGGCCAGCAGATGTACCACCTTGCAGTGTTGCATCATAGGTATAGTTGATTGAGGTTGATGATGGAACAAAATCGGTTGTTGATATATTAAAAGCATCCACTAATATATTAGAATTTGATGTTGTTGATATCAAATCTGTCATTGTGTTTGCATTTTTATAGAAATCAATTTCAGAATCAACCAAAGTTCTTTGTGGCAACTTTTTAGGTATAACCATTCTGATTGATGGTGTAACAGCAGTGTTAAACACACAACGTTCAATTGTAAACATTAGATTTTGGTTTTGATCTGCTTCCCATGTTTGTGAATTCTGAGAAAGGAATAAACCACCAACATAATGTGCAGCAGATATCTTTGTAATTGAACTTGGATATGGATCAGTCGGAAGATTTTTTACCGTTGACGGTAATGCTTCTTCATTGTTTGATGCGGTCCACAATGTATATTCATTTGACGAAGATTTTACCATAAACGCATACAATACACCAGATTGAATATAAACTGGTGAACTAAATGTGAATTCTGTGTATGCGTTTGTATCCAAGTATTGTGGTGTAGAAGAAACTCTAACTTTAGTTGGATCCAAAGTGGCCACCGCATGATCCAATGTTACTCCGTTTGGATAACCATTCAGTGTACCAACAATTGAAAGTGTTATTGGTGAACCATCATTTGTTGATGTTGGTTTTGATGCAAAGAACACTCTGATTGTTGATATAAAAGCACCATTTGGAAAGTTTGTTGGGTCAATCTGGAAAGTTTGAGCAACAGGATCACCTGTCCAAGGCGGCGGTGGTTCCAAATCTGTAACTATTCTTCTTGATTGTACTTCTGTTGTATTGGTTGTATAAGAAGAATCTTTATACAATGTTTGTCTGAAAGTATCTTTTGCTCCAGATGGTGATGCACCAAAATCAATATTTTGTTTATTGACTTGTAGTCCTTCTGCATAGAAGGTACCTTCTGCATATGTTGATACTGTAGCAGCATTATTGTTAATGCGATTGTCTAAACGGAAGACTTTTTGGCCAGTATGGAAACTGTTTGCTGGTACCGTAAACACACCAAAAAAATCACCACGTTCATTAGTTTCAATTGAACCTGTGTTTGAACCAATGGAATATGTTTCTTTATCTGGCAATCCAACAACTGAAGCTACTGCTATAGGTGTTGCAAGTGTTGCTACTTTTGTTGATCCAACATAATCTGAAATCACAGCTGACTGACCAGCACCTGTACCAGATGTTATATAAATCGTTAAACCATTGTAAAAATCATTTACACTTGATGCTAATGG